GAAACTTCTCCGCTTGTGTGCTCCAATGTCGTCCAATCCCGATATAGGGGTCCCAGAGACCTTGAAACTCGTCGTCAGCGGTGTGCCCGGCAACGCTCCCGTCCCCACCGCCTCCTACGTCTCCGACATTGTCTCGTGGTACGCCCGCCGCAGCCTCAAGGGTGGCTTACTGCAGGTCAATCACACGATGTCTTTCGTCGTCGGGCCAACCTCCGCCCCCATCTCCGTCCCGGTCCACGGTGTCGCCACTGGTTCTGATCCCGTCGTCGCGGCCCCACAAGCGCGCGCCCGCGCCTTTCGGCTCAAGTCCTACGCTGATGGGGACTTGTTGCGCGAACTCAGGCAGTTTGACGGTGCCAAAAACGCCAGCGAGCTCGGGCCCCGTGCCTTCGTCCGCGACTCCCACCGTCTCGACGCTGCGGTGGAGAAGGCCTCCAAACTCAAGGACCCGACGTTCCACATCTCGCAGTACCAGCTCCCCCACCCCTACTCCTTCGGCGGCGGACCCCCCAACCCTGAGAGGCCCCTCACCGCCCCTCTAATCTCGGCGGTTAACAAGGTCTCCCAGCGCACCCGCGACCCCGTGGGTTACAGGGCCCGTGCCAAGGAGTCCATTGACCTGGGCGACTTCACCACTCACGACCCGGACACGCTCCACCCGCGCTTCCTCGAGTACGTTCATGAGCGCACGCGCAGCGTCGACGGGCCCACTGATGACGCCATGCGTGCCGCCCAGACCGTCTTTGCCCGGCTCTGGCAGAGGAAGGGCTGCAAGGTCAAGGCCAGGAACCTCTCCGATGCGCAGCCTGACAACCTCCTCGCCATCATAAAGAAGGGGTCGCCGGGGGAATATCGCTCACTCGGTGCCGAGGACCGACGCGACCCCCGCCTCATCGCCACCATGTCCTCCTCCCTCCTTCGGTACGCTAGCGCGGGGGTCCAGGTGGCGCGCGGGCGCCCCCCCCCGGGTTGGGTTGACACCACGACCCAGGTCACGCTCACGTTCGGCAAGCGCGAGCCCAAAGCAGCCAAGATCGTCGACGGAGTTCGCCAAGCGCCCGTCCCGCGCTTTATATTCAACCTCTCGCCGGTGAACTACGCCCTCGCCAGCTTCCTCCACTACGACATTTCCCACTTCCTCATGGACAACGACCCCACCCACGGACCTGGGTTTGGACCCGGCAGGGGCAGGGCGAGGAAGTTCATGGACCTGGTTGAGAGGGCCTTCGACGGGCGCTTTTCCACCCCCGACGGAGCGCGGCTCATCATGAGCGACATTACCAAGTGGGATGCCAACATGTGCGAGGCGCTCATCAAGTACTCCATTGACCTCCTCGAGGACGCCGTCGACAAGTCTGCATTGTCCCCTGAGGGCCTCGCTACGCGGGGCCTGATGTACAGGGTCGCCCGGCGGCAACTCCTTGAGAAGCTCGTCGAGCATCCCGCGGGGTACTTCGTCAAGCTCTACGGGTGTATGCCAAGTGGCTCCTTCTACACCTCGCTTGTCAACACTACGGGGAACAACCTCTTGGTCATAGGTCACGCCATAGCACGGGCCGTCGAGGAGACCTCACTTACACACCATGGCGCAGCTGAGCTTCTCGCCGATGCGGTCGACGGCACTCTCATCTCTTACGGAGACAACCAGCTCTTCTCTGAGCACCTCTTCTCAGTGCTGGGCCTCGCCTACGATCCTGAAAAGCATGCCGAGTTCCTCGCTCGCTTCGGCATGAAACTCAAGGTGGAGGAGACTGAGGTCACTGCTAAGCTTGGGCGCGTGCGGTTCTGCTCCCGGTCCTTGGTCAGGACGCCACATGGTCTTCTCGTCACGCGCAGCCACAACTCCCTGTTCGCCAAGCTCGCCGGACGGCCCCGCCACGACCCAGTAGTCGACAAGCTCTACGTGCGCGCAATGATGGTCGACCACATGGGCACAGACCCCATTGTCTACGCCATCCTGAATGAGATCGACCGGTCCCTCAATGTCTCCCTCGAGGCCGCCGGTCTCACCGACGCCGCCAAGAAAGTCCTGGAGGACACGGCCCAGAGCATGTTCGGGAACCGCGAACAGGAGGCGCTGCTCGCCGTCTACAGGGCGCTCTCCGAGACCGTCATCGACCGGCGCGCCCTGCTCTCGCTCCACACCCCACGAGACGGCGACCACGACCCGGGACGCCTGCACACCTCGGTCTCCACCGGTATGCACCTCTTCACCGGGGAGCTGACGCCCGCCGCCCAGTGGGCCTATGAATGCACCGTTGAGAAGTGGTGTCAGTACCTCCACGACACTGACCAGGAGGGCATCATGTTCGACTAACCACTG